GCGGAGCAACTCGCATCGGCCGTGGCCGCCCAGACACGCCCCTGATCTTGGTCAATCGAGTTGATCGTGCTGGCGGCTGCATCCAGGCCCGATGCGAGTTGCTCCGCACCACGGCCAATCTGCGCGCCAAAATCGTCCGGCGTCGCCTGACTGTTGATGGAGCCGCCAACAGAAATCTGCTGGGTGTAGGGATCGATCCGTGCGCCCGTCATTTATTGACTCCCAGAAACAGGAATGCCTTGATTGCCGTAATACTGCTTGGCTGCACCGGATACCCCGCCGAGCGCGGAGCCGGCCGCGCTCAAGTAACCCGCCGTCGTGTCGTTGCTGGCGGCGGAACTGTCGAGTGTGGCTGAGTTCTGGTAGCCCAACGCCTTCAACTGGTAGTTGTATTTGATGTTAAGGTTGTCCAGCGTGGCCTGCGAGATCGAGTCATTGATGACGTCCGTCGCTGTGCCGCTGCCGGGATCGATACCGTTGGCGCCGTAGTTCGCCACCATGCCGCCAAGTTTTCGTTCGGCGTCCTGGCGCTGTAACTGCTGCGCCTGAAGGCCCTGCTGCGTGGCCGCGGCCGCGTTCTGCGTCGCCACCTTGGCGTTGTAGTCGGCCGTATCCGATGCCGCCTGCGACTGCTTGATGGCGGCATACGTGCCAACCGCGGCGGCGGCCAACATGATGAACGGAATTGCGACTGCCATGACTTATGCAACCTTCACGTATAGAGTGGCGTCCGAGCCATCGGGGAAATAACTGCGCGCGCGCGGCACCTCAACTTCAAAACCCATGGCCTTCGCCCACCGGTGGCCCTGTTCGAATCGGCAATCCACCTCACATTCGAGACGGTTGTAACCATAGGTATCGAGCGCTTGCTTGACGCGATGATGCACGCGCAAGAAACGACGGCCGATGTTTCCAGAGAGAAACGTCCAGCACACGCCGCGGCCCGGCCACATTTCCAGCACGCCGCCGCACACCAGCACTTCCTCGCCATCCAGGAGGGTGAACGAGTCGAGCTGTTCCATAGCTTCCAGATGCTGGGGCGGCATCCAGGCGCGATTACCCTCTTGCGCCTTCTGCAGCGCCATGCGACGCATGTGCTCGGCTTTGAACGGGACTACTTCCATCAGCCGCCATCCTGAGTTTCGAGTTCAATGGAAAGGCCGCTGATGTTGCTGGGCAGCGGTTGCGTCTGCTCCCAGATCACGTAGCCATCGCGGTCATACGATCCTTCCCAGGTGAGGGGGAAGTTACCGCTGAAAAGCGGAGGCGGCTGATCCATCAGGTCGCTGGTGCTACGGAACGATTCATCGTCCACCGGGGCGCCCGCGTTGCCCGCTTGCACTTGCAGACCTAGCGTGTCGTACATGCGCAGAATGATGCGGTGAATGCGCTTGATCTTTCCCTGCGCCGGACCCTCGGCGCCGCCTGCTTCGATCGCCATGGTCTGGGATCGGCTCGTATAGTTGAGTCCGATGTTCAAGTCCTGGGCTGCGCGCTGCAGCGTGATCGCGCCTCCCGTCACCACAACATCGGGATGTGTGGCGCTGTCCGCCAACACCGACACCGTCTGCCCCTCCAACCAAGTCAGGCCGGTGATCGTCGTCACGGGGGAACCGAATACCGTTCGCACCGACGAATCGAGATAGTACGTGTTGTTCGGGACAAACCGATAAGCCGTACCGCCGTTGAGGCTGTAGGGCGTGGCGTCCCCTACTTCCCACAGCTTGGTCATGCGTTCGACATAGCAGACGGTCGAGCCGTTCACCGTCCGCTGGATGGCCAACCAAAGTTCATCTCGGCTGTTGTCCGGCGACGGAATGGTGGCGATGCTCAGCACTTTGACGTTCTGGCCACCGAGCGAATGCAATGCCCAACCTTCCTCATCCTGGTCGCGGTCGTAACTGATACTCAGCAGCGCGCCATCGGCGCGCAGCGCCCAAATGATTTGCTGGGGCGTCTTCTGCAGCATTAATTGGGTGATGCCGCCTGCGGTCAGGTGTTCGGCTAGAACCGACACATCCGGGCCAATGAAACCGTTGGTGTAGAAGTCGTACTTCAGGGAGCGCATGCGCTTGCCGCCCGCCTGCATGAACACGCATTCTTGACCGACGCGCAAGGGCGCTACCGGCACAGACCCGTAAAGCGAAGACTGCTGCGCCACGGCGTTGGTGGAGCTGATGGCCTGCCCGATCGTTGCCGGCGCCAACAACCATTCGTTGCCCGCTGTGCCGATCAGCAGACCATGAGAATCGGATTGCAGCCAGCGGATGGCATTGATCGTATTCGCGTTGAGATTGATGCCATAAGCGTTGTTGGCCGCCTGGGTAGCGTCCAGTAGCGCGCTCGGCGAGAACGTTGTGTACTGGCTCGTGCACGACGCATCTATACGCTGCGGCAATTGCGGCGTGCCGCCGAATACCAGGCGGTCTTCGTGGAAGGTAACGACGGCCGGATAATTGCCGACATACCACGAACCGAGGCACCACGAACGCGCGGCCGCCAGCGTGCCGGATGGCGTAACCGTGCCGGGGTTGACGGGATCGTGATCGGGATTGACGATGATCGTCATGGCAACAACCCCTGCACGGTTACGCTAGCTGTCGTCGAGTTTGTGACGCCGGTAATGATCATCCACACCCATTGGGTAGCAGCTCCGGTCGCCACGTTGTTGACGCGCACTAGGCGGCCAACGTCCGACGCCTGAAACCCGGCGCCGTTATTGATGCCGGCCGTGGAAGACGCCGTCAGCGTGCCCGTTGCGCCTGGGACGGAGGTCGTACAGGTGAGTTTCGTGCCTGTGATGTTGACCGGCAGATATGGCCCGTCCTGCACGGTCAGGTTGGCTAGCACCCAGTTCGTCACGCCCAGGCGGCTAAGCGTCGCGGGCGGATAACTGGGGTGGCAAATGTAGAGGACGTCAGCTGACTGCGTGAAATACAATGACGCGAGGTCGCCAGCCGCATAAGGCGTCGCCACCTGATAGGGCGTGCCACCGCTCAACAGCTGGCCGCCGTTCGTGTAGAACCGAATCTTGTTGGCCGTGAATTCCAGCACGTAAGACTGGAAGACGTTGAACTGGAACGGTTGAAGTCGAACAATGTTCGGGTCCGCCGCAGCCGCCACAAACGTCGTGCCAGGACGTCGCGTCTGCGGACCCTGCAGCATCGGAATGTAATTCAAGGTCGAGCTCATCGCCGCCTTGCGTTTGGGCAAGTCGATGCGACCGTAGGTGAGTGGGGACCACTCGCCTGCGTTAAAGCTCGTCTGGTAGAAAGTCGCCCGCGGCATCAGCGCGTCCGGGCCAACAGCCAGTCATCCGTCGGTGGGTCGACTGGGGTGTTCTCGAAAGCGTTGGCCATCTTGGCGTCTTGCTCGACGTCCTTGTATTGCTGCTTGGCGTCCTGCTTCTTCTGGTTCGACTGCGTCAGTTTTTCGCACATAGCTAGCGCCATGCGCGCGGAAACGCACTCGGCGAACAGCGGATCCCACTGCGTCGGATCGGTGATGTCAGCGATATACTGCAGGTACAGTGCGGGCGATGCGGATACCGGCGCGTTGACGATGCCTGCGCCGAACGGCGACGTGGCGTCGTTGGTGAGAATCTTTCGGCCTTCGATTTGCCAGTCCAGGCAAGCGTCGGGCGGCAGCAACACGCGCAGGCAGTCCACGGGCATCGTGTACTGGTAGAGATAGCCCCACGTCGGTTCGGCCACATCCGGCGCAAGCGCGGCGCGCTTCTTGGCGAAGTTCCACCGGTGAACACGAAGCTCAGCCAGGCGGCACGCATCGTAGGCGCGCGTACACTCACGAGCCTCGACGGTGTTGTCCGTGAGGTTCATGATCGATGCGGCGCCCAGAAGTTGAAGCGCACGATTCGCGACGTCTGTGACAGACCGGCCCATGCGCTGCTAGCTCCTTACGTGTTGGTGATGCAGGCGATCTTGAAGCCCGAGTTAGCGGGTACGGCGATTTCCACGGGCACGTTCGCCGGCAGGCGCCAGTTGGTCGCGGTAGCGGTCGGGTTTGCGCCGACTGCCACTGAACAAACCGCGTCAGCGCAAAGCACCACGAAAGTGGTGGACGCATTCAGCGTGGCGGACTGCGTGCTACCTGCAGCGATCGCCACAGCCTGTTCGGCCATGCTCGGATACGCCGGCACGCCCTGCTGCAGATAGCCGGCCAGGTCGCGGCCTTGCGTGGCGTGCTCTCGGATATAGAGGACGGCCATGGCTTACAGCGGCGGGTAGATGCGGCGGATGATGTCGACCTTGAGTTTCTCGATCGCCACTTCCAGGTCACTACGAGCGGGAACGTTGGCCGACGAGTTGACGACGACTTCAACATCTTTGCCGGTCGTGGTCGACGACACGGTAACCGTGCTGTCCTCCGAGCCTACGTTCACGCCATAAAAGTAAGTTGCCATTCGGATCTCCTAAGAGGGGGCGGCCGGAGCCGCCCCCGCTGCGCTTAGTTCGGGTGGCTGAAGTACATGTCAACCACCAGAGTGCCGGAGGCCGGAAGGGCGGCCGTGCCCACGGTGAGGATCACGCGTTCCGTCGCGGTGCTGGCTGCGCCGGAGAAACCGGCCGTGGTGCCGAACGGCGTCGGCGTGTCCACCGCGGTGAACACCGCGGCTGCGCGGTACTTACCCGCACTGGACGCATTGCCGATAGCGGCGGTTGCGGTGCCGAGCGAAACGCTCGCCACCATTTCGCCACCGGCGAACACGAAGCCGGCCGGGATATCGCCGAGCACCACCGTGTCGCCGCTCGCCTGAGAAGCCAGGTTGACGGTGGCGCGGAAGCGGCGGAGGCGGGCGTGAAAGGCGCTGATCGCCGAAGGCTTGACGCTCGGTACAAAATCGATACCGGCGCATTCCACACTGTAAGTCTGTGCCATGTTGGTTACTCCTTACAGGGCGTTGATCATGACGACGCGCTTCTCTTCCAAGCGGGTCGCGCCAAAGGTGCCGGTCGTGTAGACCTGCCACGAGTTGCGCTTGTCTGCGCGCTTGTCGACCGACGTCGAGATGTCGTTCCACAAGCCCAGCGCCATGCCGGACTTACACCACACCGGGATCTGGCGGTTGGCCGGAGCCGTGCCCTGGTAGGACGGGGCACCCGGGTAACGTTCGGAGTGGATGAAGTTGAAACCCATGAAGGCGGTGATGCGACCGTCGACCAGGACCGGACGATTGGTGTAGTCCAGGCTGGTGGACTGGGTTTCACCCAGCATGTCGTCGTGCGCCTTGGCGTCCAGGGCGACATACAGCTGCTCGACGTCGATGTTCACTTCCGCAGCCAGCAACAGCTGCTTGGCGGCGCGAAGCTTCTTGACGTTGAGGCCGGTATTGCCGGACGCGCCGACCGAGATGGACACCTGCTGACCGCCCGGAAAGGCCGTCGACGTGGTGCCGTTTTCGCCGGTGAGCGAGTTGCCGAAGAACGCAGCAACGATTTCGTCGTCCTGCGAACGGCCCAGCGCGTAAGCCTGGGTGCGGACATACGAACTCGACGGGTCGATAAGGATGCGCAGCTTGTCTTCGTTGTCGATCAGATCGGCAACGTCGTAGTCGTTGGGGAAGCACCAGCGGCGGTCCTGCGGGGTCTGCACCAGCGGGGTGTCGGAATGACGACCCTGGTTCTTGACCGCAACCACCTGGCCGAACTGTTCCAGAACTTCAGCGGCCTTGCCGTGGAGCGCATACTCCGTGACGGTGCCGCGGAAGCGCGAGCCTTCCTGCTGCAGCAGTACGCTGACGTTGGTCGCGTACTGCTGGACATTTGCAGTAGTGATGAAATTTGACATGACAGGTCATTTCCTGAAAAGGGGAGAAGCCGAAAAGGTCCGGACTGTTGGGGCGTCCGTCGTTCCCGGCTTGTCCTCTTCCGAGGGGCCTGAATGTCTTGGGCTCAGCTCAAGGGGTCGACTTTCGCCGACTTGTCCTTCTTGCCCTGGGACGCTGATTGCGTCCCGACAACTGCATTGTAATACCTTGTTGAGATATTCTCAACATTTTCCGGACTTCGATCGCCTGTTGCGATGGCGGTTTGCACCGCCAACTTCAGGCATTCCAGCCGGATCCCGACCGAGTCCAGGAGCGCCGTCACGAATTCACCAACACTTCCACGGCCACTTCCGTGTCCGACGGAGCAGCCAGATCGACCACCTTGGGCGAACCCTCGATGGTGTCGACCGCGCCCGCTCCGCCATCGGCGTTCGGGTGAATGTTGATGTACTGCAAGCCAGTCGAGCCGTCCTGCAGCACTTCGGCGTAGTAGTTGGCCGGGTTCAGGCCATTGCTGTTGCAGTAAGACAACAGGTAGTTCATGGGGTTGAAACCCCAGAAGTCTGCACGCTCAGAGGCGATGACGGCCATGGGTTACTCCGGGAATGCGTAGTTGTGCAACTTGGTCCACTTCGCCTTGGCTTCGGCGTCGCCGCTGAAGACCTTGGCCATGAATGCCTTGTCCGACTTGTGGGCGGCAATCTCTGCCTTGGCCTGGCCCGGGGTCAGGTGTCCGCCGTAGCTTGAGCTGCTGGTCGCCACGAAGTCGGATTCGCCCGTCTTGGCGCCCACCCTGTGCAGCAGTTCCATGGTGGCCTTGTGGCCGAGAGCGCCGGACATCTTGTCGATGGTCGCCGCATCCAGGCCGAGCGACTGCGCGGCGTTGCGCGCGATAACCACGTTCTGGTCATGCGCCTGGCCCCACTCGGTCTTGAGGGTCTGGACGTCGCGATTGAACGATTCGACCGACTGATTGGCCTGGGCCGTCTGCAGACCAGCCACCTGCTCATTGTTCCAGGCGGCAATGCCTTCGACCTGCTTGGCCGTCAGGCCGAGCTCATGCGCCTTGGCTTTGAAGCCGTCGGCAAACTTGGGATCATGGCCGTCGGGCACCGTGACCTTGTAATCCTTGGGCTCGGCCGGACGGCCCAGCTTGGAGTAGAAGGCGTCGAGCTCGGCAGCTTCAGCCTTCTCGCCCGGGAGGATGACCGTACGGCCAGCCTTGTCGGCGCCGAAGGTACGTTCCAGAGCGATGTAACTGTCCAAAACCTGACTGGGTTCTTTCCAGCCCTTGTTCTGGACGTAACCCACACGGGTCTCATCGGCGTCGCCAAGCCACTTGAATTCGTGGGCGACAGGGGCTGCGGCCGGCGGGGCGGCGACAGCGGCACTCGTTGACCCGGGCGCCACCGAAGTGCTGGTGGTGTCCGAGTTACCCGCGGATGCGGACTCGGTTACTGCGTCGGTCATGATCGATCCTTATGGGGCGCGTGGAGCGGGCGCGCCTTGCCCGTATCGCTTCCACAACTCATCGTCGGAAAGCTTCAAATGGTGTTGCAGTCGCAGCCACACTTCGCGCCGGCCCTCGGCCACGGCGTGCGCGCGGGCGTCGGTGTGGAACGTGGACTCGGTGGCGCGACAGAATTTGGCGAGATCCGCCAACACTTCCTCGGCCAGGGGGCCGGTGAACGTCACCCGGTACGCATGGGCGCGACGGCGCAAAAAGCCGATCGCTGCGTCTAGTGCTTCCATCCGGCCACCTCTTCGATGCGTATGGAGTAGCCCTTGTAGTTCTTCTCGGCGCCTTCCATACCGTTCATCCAGTACCACCACCGATCATCCTGGGTGGTGAAGGGCGACTTAGCCTTCCAGCCATAGCACTGGAATCCTTCCCACCCCGATCGAATGGCCTGACGTTTCGCCTGGTCGTCCAGGTAAATGCGATGGTCATCCATCGATTAACCTCCGGGGGTCTGCGCGCCGGACGGCGCCGCAGCCTTGGCCATGGCGGCCATGCCAGGCAACGCCTGCGTGACTTGCGCGGTCGCCTGCTCTTGCTGGCGCTGCTTGCGCTTGGCGGCGACGGCGGCCGGGTCGTTGATGTACCGGTACGGCGCGCCGTTGATGTCGACCATGTCGGGAATGATCTCGTCCCAGTTGAACCAATCCATCGCGGATGGATCTTGGGTCTGGCCGGCAATCTCGGCGGCAAACTGCACGGAACGCTGGATGCCGGAGGCTTCCTCGGCGCGCATCGCGCGGTTGAGCGGCGCGTCGTACTCGACGTGGAAACGGGCCTTGGCTTCCAGGAGCTCGGGCGGGATCGGCGGCAACAGCCCCAGGCGCAGCAGGATGCTGTACTCGCGCTCGATCATCGGCCCCAGGGATTCGGACTGGAAACGTCCCATGGTGGGACTAAGCAGCGCGCCCTTCTCGCGCGAACGCTCTAGCACTTCGGTCGCCGTCATCTGGGGCGACTCGACCATGATCTGGAACAGGCTGACCAGAAACGCATCGTTGATGCCGGCGCGTTCGTCGTCCATCATCTCCTTGCCGATCTGCACATTGCCGATCGGGAGGGTGTGGACCAGAGGACGGCCATCGCTGTTGACCGCGCCATAGTTCGTGGCGCCGGGTTTGAGGCTTAGGCCATCCATGATGCCGTCATCGTGCGCCAGCAACACCGGCGCCACGGCGCGATGCCCCTGCTCCAGCATCGTCTTCTTTTCCTCGTTCAGCACCTTGATGCTGGGGAGGACATTCATGGCCGGGCTGCGACCGTAGATCTCGCCAGGCGCCGTGATGTAACGGCTGACCGCATACGGAAGCTGGCGGTAACCGCCCTCTTCCAGGAACGTCTGGGTGTCCTCGATCACGTACACCGATTCGAAGGGCATGCCCTTGGCATCGATGCGGATCGGGTTGAAGCTGGCGCGCGGCGTGACACGGTGGATGACCCACACCACCTCTTCCGGATGGGTGGACAGTTTGGCGGTGTACTTGTCCGGGAGGCGATCGATCCAGGCATCGGCCGTGCCAAGCTTGCGCTGGGCAAGCTGGCGCAACGTCATGGGGAACCGGCGTAGCACCGTGTCCACGATGCCCTGGTGGTTCTCCTGGAAGTACACCTCGCCCAGGTTGATGTTACGGTAGCGAAGACCCTTGCGGCCTTCCTGATCCATCAACTCGTCGATGTACAGGCAGCTGGTGCCGAACGCGCCAATGCCCACATAGCCATCGTGCTGCTGCGACTGGTAGTTCGCCATGGGCGAATATCGGTGGTAGAACAGCGCGTCGTTGACCTGGTCGCACCACAGCTGCACGTTGCGCAGCTTCATCAGGTTGGGGTCGGTCACCCGGATGCGATGCCACTTGCCATTGCGCGGCGTGAGCATCGACTCCATGGCCGCGGCAAAGCGAAACAGCGCGGTGTTCGCCGTGCTGTCGTACATCTGGTAGCCGCGCTCCTGGCCCGGCACCGTGTTGCCTTGGGTGTAGAAGCTGGTCTCGTAGTACGGGAGTACCAGCTGGGCAATGTCCTCCCAGTGCTTTTCCCAGATGCCACGCTTGGATTTCGCCTCGCTGTAACAGCGGACGACATCCTGGACGAGCGCTTCCTCGCGGCTAGGACCGGCCATCAGATCGACTCGCGATCCGTTGCGCTTTTCTCAACACCTCGGACACGAGAAATCACGAGCCGGAGCCTCCCAGCAGGCCGCTGGTCGAGGACACCGTGCCCAGGTTCCCCAAACCGGAACCCCCAGTAAGCACAGTGCTGGATCGGCCACCGGCCTGCAACCGGGCCTGCTCGTCCTGTTGAGCTTGGGAGATCTGAGGGGCGGCCGCCGCCTGCGTCGGCACCGGGGGCGGCGCGACGGGCGCGGGCATTTTGGGGCTGGAAAAGAGACCACCCATTCACGTCACCTATCGCAAAAAGGATTTCGATGTGCCAAGTATATCGTAATTCACATCCCGGGCGACAGTGCTACGGCGGTTGTACCGGCTCGACCGGATGTCGTTTCGGGCCACCGTATGGGCAAAGGTCATGCTCAACGCATCGGCCTCGTCAGGGGACGCCAGGCCGCGGCCCTTGGCCTCTTCCTTGGACTCCACCTGCAGCTTGCCGGTGAGCTTGTTGTACTTGTACTCGGGCGCCTTCAAGTCATCGGCCAAGGTCGAGTTGGCCGGGATGCAGCCGGTCAAGAGCCAATCCTTCATCGTGTCCCAGATCTCGGCCCGCTTGTTCTGGTAGCGGTCTTTCTCCTTGGCGTCTCCCTGCACCATCACGTCGACGACTTTGTATCCCATCTGGCGCAGCCGATCAGCCACCGGGCCGCCGACGCCGTTGGCGTCGATGAACACGGCGTCCGGGTTGTACTTGCCGATGGCGTCGGCGATGTGATCCGCGAACACCATCGTGCTGATGCCCTTGTACCGCTGCCACGGGATCGAACGGGCGTCGGCGCCGCGGCGGAAGGCGATCACGCTTGAGTCCTCGCCGTAGCGCGCCACGTCGATGCCCATCACCAGGGGCGCACCCGGGTCGTTCGTCACCTGGCGCTCGATGGCGCCGGTGATGTGATCCATCGGGATCAGCTGGCGGGCGCCCGCGTTGGGGAATTCGCCGTAGACCTCGATACGCGCCTCGTCCGAGTCGGCGCCGTACTGGTCGATGATCTTCTGGTAGATCGCCTGGTCGGTGCCCTCAACGGTGCGGGCATCGATCTTGCGTGGCTTCCAGAAGTTGCGGAACTTGTGGTGAGTTTCGAAAAAGGCGCCCGTGTTGTTGCGCGGGTTGGAGTAGATGTCCCAGTAGCGGTCGAGCACGGGCTCGGTGAAGAAGCCTTCGGAGACGGAAAAGATCGCCTGCGGAATACCGCTGGCCTCGTCCATCACCAACTTCACGCCGTTGTGGTTGTGCACGCCGGCAAAGGCGTCGGGCTTTTCCTCGGACCACAGCTGGGCCTGCAGGTAGTAGTACCCTGTATCTATCTTGAGCTGGTCCTTCAGGAGGGTTTCAAACCATTCGGCCGGCTTCAAGCTCATGGCCTGGCGGTCGAACCAATGGCTGTTGATGGCCATCGTGTGCCACTTGCCGAGCTCGGCCATGGTGCGGGACACCAGCTGTTGCTCGGTGTTGGCTGTGATGATGGTGGTGCTGCCCAAGCGCGTGGACAGCATGTGGATGCCTTCCATCGCCACCTGGGCGGACTTGCCGATGCCGCGGCCGGACGCCTTCGAACCCATCCACATGAGCGGTTGCTGGCCCATGGCGATCCGGTGTTTGTTATTCCGGATGTGCTCGGTCTTCTGCTCCATCTCTTCGATCTGCCATTTCCGTGGCTCCTTGAAGTTGGCGAGCGGCGTGTTGGCCTTACCCCACGGAAACACGAACATGGTCCAGGCCCGAAGGTCATCAGCCAAATTTGGATCCCACAACTCGGTCATGAGCGTTTGCTCATCGGCTGCGGAATAAAGCTGTTTGGCTTTGGCCATGTTGATATTTACTCAACGTTCATGAAAAATTTTTAGGATTCGCAAACAGCGGCTTCGGCTTGGCCCCGGGTGAAACATCGCGCCAGAATCCGGGGGTGCCACCCACCCCACCCGGCCTTTGCCTGGCAGATGGGACCCACGCGCGAGCTAGTCGAAGATGTCCGGGACGGGCGCAGTTGATTCGTTATCAATTTGCTGCGCGTGCTTATTGTCTTGCGAATCAATCACTTGCACATCGATGATGTCGTCTGGGTCGCACCTGGGTCGCAATTGACTACGCGAACGCGCTTCTGCCAGGGCTGAGCCGATGTCAATCGTCTGCGTCACGTTGATGTCGAGCTTCTCGCCGTAGACGCGTGGCATGAGCTTGGAAGCCAGCCAGCGCTGCGTGTCGATGATCAGGCGAGCCCTGTTGACGTCAGGCTCGGTGCGCGCCACGTGGTCGATTTCATCGATTCGGCGGTCGATTACCATCGCGCGCGCTGCGCGAACCGCCTGTTCGAAAGCTGGCATTTCCGCGCGCCATTTGGCGTACGCGTATTCGGTAATTCCGCAAGCCTCAAGTGAAACGCCAATGGCCTGGCCACTTGCGATGCGCTCGACAAACGCCTGTTGCTGCTCGGAAAGCACCGACACAACCAGCTTTGATAGGCTTTGGCTATCGCTCACAGCATCACCATAGGAAAATTCAATCGCAAGGACTGTTGACTTCATCTCAACGTTGTGGCCATTATATCAACACCAGCCACCAAACGGGAGAAACACCATGACGCGCCAAGCCCTACGCAACGCCTATCCCTTCCATAACACGCAGCCGCATGTGTCCGTCGGCTACAACCCCGAGCGCGAGAACAACGGCTTTAGCCTGGTCGTGGCCAACATCCTGATCTACGGCTCAAGCGCAGCGGCTGGCGTCGCCATCGTTCTGGCCATCGCGCATTCCATCATCCGGGCTTTTGCCGCCTGAACTGTTGCGATTCACTCAACGCGTAGGAGAACAACCATGGCCAATTCCGATTGGCTCACCCTCAAAGGCGGCAATCACGAACTGCACTGTGGTGAAGGCCGCAAGTTGCGCATCATCCGCACCAAGCGCCAGCCCGAACAATGGACCGCTGTCGCCGTGCTCACCCGGTCACAGGCCATTGGCCACTACACCACGCAGGAAGACGCGCAGCGCGCCGCGGAAGACTGGGCAGTTGCTACCTGGGGCTACAAGCGATAGCCCATCAACTCAAGAGACAAGAGAGCCGGCCTTGCGCCGGCTTTTCTTTGGGCGGCCCTCGACCGCCAAGCGAGGGATCAATCCTCTTTCTAAACTTCTACACTTCACTCGCCGAAGCCGAAACCTTAGAAGCCTGCAAACCGTTGCAGCACAACAGTATATCTATATTCTCTATTCTTTCTAAAGAATAAATAGAGTTAATAGGGATATACATATCCTCACACACATATATTTCCCATTCTGTGTTGTGTGAGCACCCGCATTTCCCCACAGCAACCTAAACTTTTTTGCAGTATCCATAGAATCCGACGTAAGTCGTTGTCTCACTTACGTTTTCCACCTTCTACTCCCTTCCAAACCTCTAGAACTTCGTAGAATCACCCCCTCACAGACCCTCCAAACCGGCGATGTACACCACTTCACACACTTCGACATCTCGTATGAAGCTGCCAAATCCAAGCACTGGCTCCAAATTAAAACGCCCCGCACGCGGAGTCGCCACAAACTTCCCGAGGATCCAGCGGCCTCCCGCCAGCCGCAACAGCCCCACATCCGTGGCCGCATCTTCCGGCCGCGTGGCAGTCTCGGGCAAGTAAGCCACGCCGACCTTGGCCCACGTGGGGTCGCCGACAACTCGTAGGGCCATCACTTCGTAGTCGTCGGAGGCGGTGTTGAACGCCACCTCACCCGTGACGGCGTCGATGAGCCCGCCAATGGGCAAGCGCGGCTCGTCCAGCGACAGGATGGACCGTGTGCTGAGCTCAGGGGTAATGCTCTCGTGCATGGTCTTCACTTTGCCCAGGAACGCGTGGGCGAAGACTTCCTCTTGAGGCAGTCCCAATACCCGGGCGATCTTCTTCACTTCCTCGCCCGTCATCTTTCTTTCGCCCTTGAGCGTCCGACTCAGGGACGATTTGTCGAGCCCCACCATGGCGGCTATTTCGTTCTGAGATCGTTTGGTGTCGTAGAATTTGGACACAAACCACTGTTTGTCGATGGGATGCAGTCCCGCGGGCTCTTTCTTTTTCTTCTTCGTGCCTTTACGGGTGGTCGGTTCCGCCGGCGCCACATAGCTACCAGGCAACCACGTCGTCACAGGATGAGGGTTTTTCTTGGCCACAGCTGTCACTCCCTTTTGTTGAGAATCCGGCAATGTAGCCGGAAATCTCTGTCAGATCAATCCCTTCTTCCCCACCGAGCAGCAAGGTTGCCCCATCCCGCGGCAAGGTGGCGTGAAGGCGTTGAGCTATTGACAACAGCGGCTGCTGGGCGCAATCTAGCCGGCAAAAGCACGCTTGAGACAGATAATGACCAATTCCGAGAAGCAAAAAGCCCTCAACAAGGCTTGGCGCGAGAAAAACAAAGAATACGTAGCCGCCCGCCGTAAAGCTTGGCGTTTGGCCAACAAAGAACGCATTGCGGCTTATCGTAAAGCGCACCGAGAACGAGAGAACGAGCAAGCTAGGGCGCGCAATGCGACCAGTCCCAGAAAAGAACAAAAGCGTAGTTACTACTTGGCCAATAAAGATCGTATAGCAAGCCAATTGCGCCGCTGGCGCGCCGACCATCCAGAACAGTTTCGCGCGACCGGTAAGGCCTGGCGCGCAACCCATCCGCATCAAACATGTCATGTACTTAAATGTCTCGGCGTTCCACGCGAATTGAAAGATCAGGTACCCCAAGAAATCATCGACGCCAAGCGCGCTCAACTCCAACTGAAACGTCTATTGAGGAAACTCGAAAATGAAAAACGTTAAAGAACTGCAGGACAAGATGGTGGAGCTGTACAGTCAAGTGGAGAGCGATACCATCAATCCCAAGAAAGCCAAGGCATTGGCAGACATCGCGGGCAAGATCATTTCAGCATCTGCAGTCCAGGTGAAGTACTACAGCATGCTCAAGCAACGCCCGAGGATTGGCTTCCTCTCGACTCGCGGCAACAGCGACGAGCAGGTCTAAAACGAGCATGGGCACCATGTTGCGCTGTTGACAACCTGTTGAGATAAGCGCAACATGGTGCCCAATCATCCACGAGAGGGAGCACCACTATGAAGTTTGAGATCAAGTCCCGCTGGTCGGGCAACGTGGTATTTGCGTGTGAGCTGGACGCGAGCTTTGGCGACAAACACTATTCGCTTCAACTCGGCGCGGCGGTCCAGAAGGCCGTAGCGTCCCGCGCCAACCTGTCCCGCGCCAACCTGTCCGGCGCCAACCTGTCCCGCGCCAACCTGTCCGGCGCCAACCTGTCCGACGCCAACCTGTCCCGCGCCAACCTGTCCGGCGCCAACCTGTCCGGCGCCAACCTGTCCGACGCCA